TAGCGCAACGGCGATGGCGCTCGACTGCGCCCTCTCGAACGTGTTCACCGTCACGATGTCGGGCAACGTCACGACCGCGCCGACGTTCTCGAACCTGAAGAACGGGCAGACCATCAACTGGTTCATTACGCAGGACGCGACCGGGACCAGGACGATGACGTGGCCGGCGACGTTCAAGTGGCCAGGCGCGAGCGCTGGCGTACTCTCGACCGGGCCTAACGATGTCGACCTGTTGGTGGCAACGTATATGTCGGCAACCGGCTTCTGGTACGCCACGCTCCTGAAGGACTTCTCGTGAGCTTTGCCGCGCGCATGATTGGCGCCACCATTGGGGGTGGCGGTGGCGGCACGGGCGTCTTTCTCAGCCGCTTCACCTCGACCAACGAGCGCCTGGCGGCGTCTGGAACATCGACCGTTACTATGACGGCGAACACCGACGGCACGCTCACCGTGATCGGCAACGGCAATACCATCGACGGCGACATCACGCCGAATCCGGGGTACTACTCACCGACGACGGCGTTGATTGGCGCAAACTATCAGATGCGCATCACGCCGACGGCGGGCTCGTTCTCGACGGGCACGGTTAATACCTGGCTGCCCGTCACGCCCTCGGCGCTCGTCTGGACGGTTGTGGCTAACAGCTCGACGCCAGCCAAGGCTGTCACGTTTACGATTGAGGTGCGCGACATCTTCACCGCCACCGTGCTCGCTACAACCACGGGCAACGTCATCGACTGCGAGTACGTGCAGACCTGATGCGCTACCAGCTTGGCCAACGCTCGCGTGAGCGCCTGCAAGGCGTGCATCCAGACCTCGTGCGCGTCGTTGAGCGCGCCATCGAGCTGACATCGGTGGACTTCACCGTGCTGGAGGGGCTGCGCACGACCGACCGGCAGAAAACGCTGGTGGCGGCGGGCGCGTCCAAGACGATGAACAGCCGGCACATCACCGGACACGCCGTGGATCTCGGCGCTTACGTCGACGGGCAGGTGGACTGGTCGTGGCCGCTCTACGAGCGCATTGCGTCGGCGATGAAGCTGGCGGCTAAGGAGCTGAATGTCATGATCGTCTGGGGCGGCGACTGGCGCACGTTCAAGGACGGCCCGCACTTCGAGCTCGACCGCAAGGCGTATCCTCCCGTATGATCGGGTCAGCCGGCCCTGCGCTTGGTCCTCTCCCCTTGCCGTCATGGGCGCAGGTGTCCGGCCCTACGAGGTGCAGATGAACCCTCTCCTTCTCGCTCCCGTCCTCGAAGTCGGCAAAAGCATCATCGAGCGCCTGTTCCCGGACAAGACCGCAGCCGCCCAGGCGGAGGCGGAGTTCCTGCGCCTGGCGATGGACGGGGAGCTGAAGCAGGTCATCGCCCAGCTCGAGATCAACGCCCGCGAGGCGCAGCATCCGAGCATTTGGGTAGCAGGCTGGCGTCCGTTCTTCGGTTGGGTGGGTGGCGCCGCGTTCGCCTATGTCGGCGTCGCGAAGCCGCTTTTGACGTGGGTGGCGCTGATTAACGGCTTTCCCGCGCTGCCCGACATCGACATGGAGTTTCTCTGGGTCGTCGTGTCGGGGTTGCTAGGTATTGGGGGTTTGAGGACGTACGAGAAGAAGTCGGGCGTTACTCGATAGCCGTCTCCATCTTCTGAATAAACGCCCGCATCTCCCGCGCCTGCTCAACCAACTGGTCCAGCGACATCTCGATCCTGCGCAGGGCGACACGCGCCCCACGCTGACCGGCGCCTGTCGAAAGGTCGTACTTTGACAGGCTGTTCATCTCCGAAAAGGCGTCGAACATCGCGTGCTTCATGGTTGGGCGGGGGTCGGTCATGCGTCACCTCGCTTGCGGATGGCGTCGGCAATGTACTTCGGGTGCTGCACATCCAGGTTTTCAACCATAGCGGCACACGCCTTTCGCTCCGCTGCAATAGCAGCATTAACTATCTTCTCGATTCTGACAATTATGTCCGACATAACATTATCTGCGGACTTGAACCATCCCATCCTTTCGACAATTTCTTCTCTAGTCACTTATTCATGCCTTACTTTCCACGGTGCCAGCACCCTACGAGCCATAACGAACCAAACCACACCAACATTGTGCCTGCGCCGAGACAAACCCCATAGATTCCTTTATCTAGCCCTGCCAGGGCACCTACAGCCACAAATAAAATCAGAATCGGGGCGCCCGGATGTCTGCCATATTTTTCGGAGTATTGTGCACCTTTAACAAGTCTATTGATCATGGTTTACCCGTTGCCCTAATGGCTGCGGCGCAGCGTTGCGCTACACCTTCAATCGTTGCTTCGTCGTCGCACACCTTGGCACACGCCTCCCGTTCTGCTGCGGCGACGAGAGCGGCGAAGCGCTCAGCCCTAGGGTCTATGTGCCACGCAAGATATCCAGCCTCTTTCGCCATGCGGATAATGTCGTCTCTGGTCATTCCACATGCCTCCACGTCTGCCGCGTCACTATGGACTCAATGGCGCGTTTGCTTACGTCGAACTTCCGCGCCAGCACGCGATAGCTGAGATCCGGGTGAAGCTGGCGGATCAGGCGCACGTCGTCGGCGCTCAGCTTGCAGAAATAGTTTCGGCGTTCCACGGTCTGCTCCATCTCCAGCCGTTGATGCCCTCTGCATCGCTCATGCGCTTTTTCGCATAAATCGCCGCAATGCCGCCTTCGATCTTGCCGACGTGCTCGGCCTCCGCAATGCGCCGACGCTCAGCGCGCAGCTCGCGCTCCATCTCGCGCACGTACCGAATGCGCAGGGCCTTGTGCTGCAAGTCGTGACGGCGAACCCAGTTCGTCACCGTATGGCGCGTAACCTTCAGCTCCCGCGCGATCTCGTCGCTGTTCATGGTCTCGAGCATCGCAATCAGGCGGTCGAGGCCCGGAAACTTGCGGTTGTGAATGCGGCGCGCTTTCGTCCGTGCGTTCGCCATCGACGTTTCCCAAAAAATCATCTCTTTCATCGGAAGAATCCCCTAATCATCTCGACGCCTGCGGCGGCGAATACCATCAGCGCAAAGCCAACCCAAAGGACGACGACGTAAGCCGCCATGCGCTCACGCGACATCTGCTTGCGCTCCCACCATTCCTTATATTCGTACGCGGCGTCGTAGGTCGAGAACGGCCCACGCACGGGGTCGGTTGAACGCAGCGGATGGTTGGTGATCTTGTAGCCGTCGTCGGTTAGAACAATCCACCATCGCTCGTTCATCGCTGCGCCTCCTGCGCCCAGCGCTGATTCTGCGCGTCTTGCAGGTCGAGCTGGCGGTGCAGACCCTCCCAGAACATCGCGCCAAACGCACAACCAATCGCGCCCAATACGATGAACTCGAACGCCAGGCGCTTAACGGCGCGCAGGCGCTGACGGTTAATCCGCTGTTTTATCGTCATCTTTCATTCCCCGAAGAATGTAATGCAGGACCTGCCCTGCAATCGTCCGCGTCTGCTCTTCAGCGTGTCGCTTTAACTGCTCCTCGACATTCGCAGGTATGCGAAAGCTAAGGTATTTGTCCTTTTTCAATGAATTTAACCACTTTTTCTCGTGCTTCACTGCACCCTGCACACACTATCGCACAATGTCCGATAATGTTTAAGTAGTCGATCCATGACTTTTGCTCACGCGAAACGCGCCCTCCTTGAGAGCGTTTCATCTCGATCCAGAGCAACCATTCGGGGATGAACAAATCGGGGACGCCGGCGCTCACGCCTTCAACTTTCAGGCGCGAGGCGGCGGAGATGGAGCGGGACTCGCCATTGGGAATGGCGAAGATCCGAACTTCGGGGAAGGTCTTGCGGAACCAGGAGACGAACTCGGCTTGCTCGAGGTGTTCGGACTTAACCTTTAAAACGGGATCTGCTGGCGCCACGCGGGACACGCGTCCACCGTCGCTGCGAAATCCTCGGGAGGTATTGAATCGAACTCGGCGCATGAGCCATTCTCTAGGTAACTCTCGCAAGTATGGCAGCAACGGGGAGGTTTTGGGCGATCTCGATAACGCAAAACAAACACTGGCGGTTCATGGCGCATCTTTGACGAACACTCCGTCAGGTCGAAGGTGGCCCGTACGATCCTTGATTTCGTCGTAGGCATGGCTCAGGCACTCCAGCAAATCGAATCCCGCGCACGTCGAGCCAATGATAAGCGTGACGAGGATGTCGCCGTAAGCGTCCGACATCTCGGCGCGGCTCTGGCGATTAATGGCCGATACCAGCTCGGCGACCTCCTCGATCGTCTTGCTCGCCTGCGCCAGAGGCGTCGAGTTCGGAATGATGCGGCGTTGGGCCGCCCAGTCAACTACCAGGTCGTGGAGTACGTCAAACTTCACCATTCTCTCCGGTGGACTCGATCAAATTTGCCGTTGCGCTTGTAGAACAGGCGCCGCGGCGGTCGCGCATCATTCAGCGCGCGGCTGATAACGTCAAGGTCTAACGAGTTATCACGAATCCATTCTCCGGCTGAATACCATAGAATATGCGCCAGCTCTCCCCGCGCCTTACGCCCGGCATAGCCGTCGTGCATGACGGGGTAATACTCCGTCAACGGCTCGTCAGAGATCGCGCGCGCATAATAGGTCACGCGCAGCATCGCGGCACCCGACGCCCTTGAGACGTGCCGGCGCCAGATCCAGCGCGCAACGTCCATACGCCGCTCGGACGTGCCGAGAATGTCGTCGGCGTGCAGCTTGAGCCAGCGTGTGCGGTCGCGCTGGGGGAACTCGTAGCCGCACTCGGGGCAGACGGTGTAAGACAGATGGATCAGCTCTGCGCATTTGGGGCACGCCTTCACCGGCGCCTCGCCGGTCGGCTTGCCAGGCTGCGGCATCTGCACGTCTGTCAGCGGGCCGTGCGTGGCAACGACGCCGGCGAAGTCGAGGATGAGGCAATCCGTCTTGCCTGGCGCGATGCGCAACCCTCGGCCCGCCATCTGAACGTAGAGACCAGGCGAAGCGGTTGGGCGCAGCATCGCGACAAGGTCGATGCCGGGCACGTCAACGCCGGTCGTCAGACAGTTCGCGTTGGTGAGCGCTCGCAGGCGTCCCGCCTTGAACTCCTCGAGCATCCGCTCGCGGTCTGCTTTCGATGTCTCGCCGGTGACTGTATCGCAATTGATACCGCACGCCCGTATCTGTTCGGATACAGCGTAGGCATGCTCGACGCCCGCGCAGAAGATGAGCCAGGTCTTACGCTCACGCCCGCGGAGGATGATCTCTTCGACGACACTGACATTCTGCGCCGTCGTGTTCACGCGCTCCGACAACTCCGACTCGATGAAGTCGCCGCCGCGCTTGTGAATGCCGTCGGTGTCATACGTCAGCTCCGTGTGCTTTGACTTCAACGGCGCGAGATAGCCCGCCTTTATCAGCTCGCGCACGTCTGTCGGCTCGATGAGGTCGTCGAAGAGGGCGGGCGCGTCTGTAATCAAGCCATGCCCGAGGCGGTACGGCGTGGCGGTGAGGCCGATCACGCGCAGGGCGGGGTTGATGGCGAGCAGGTCATCGAGAAGGCGGCGGTAGCTGCCGACGTTGGCGTGCGACACGAGATGGCACTCGTCAATTATTGCGACATCGACATGCCCGATATCCTTCGCCCGGCTGCGCACTGATTGAATGCCCGCGAAGGTAATCTGGTCGAGCTGCCGCCGTCCGATACTGGCGCTGTAGATGCCGAGCGGCGCATCCGGCCAGAGCGCGCGCAGTTTCTCCGCGTTCTGCTCGATCAGCTCCTTCTGATGCGTCAGCATCAAAACGCGCGTCTCGGGCCATTTCTGGAGCGCATCGCGGCAAAGCTCGGCAATGACGATGCTTTTGCCCGACCCGGTTGGCATCACG